CGCCGGACTGTTTTCTTAACGCTCGCCTTCGAGTCCCTGTTCACGCATAACGGTAAAATAAAAAGAAAGTACCCGTTTGAGTACTTTCTTTTTTGGTGCGCCAACAGGGACTCGAACCCTAATAAAAATGGCTTAAATACTGATGTTTCGGTGCTTATGACGAAATATTGACGAAAAAATTATCATACTGCTATTATATGCGATAACTCTTCATCAATTTTTCGCATAATTTTTTGGTTGTTTTCTTTTGCTCGTCTGTTGCTGATATCGGTGTAAACATCCTTCGTTGTTGCCTCGTTTGCGTGTCCGAGCAACCTCTTAGCTTGTGTAATATCAATTCCTGCCTCGTTCAGAAGTGTAGCGTAATTGTGCCTCAAACAATGAGCCGAAATAACAGTAAGGTTATTATCGGTAGCATACTGCCTTAATCCCACATCGACACAATATGCATCCCATATCTTCTTGTAATGAGATTCGGAAAGCAATTTACCGTCTTTATCTGTAAACAGATAACCTTTTTTCTTTTTTGGAATGTGTAACATAAGCTGTTCGGGAATATATATATCTCTGATACCTGAATCGGTTTTTGGAACTTTGAAAAAAGGTCGATTTCCCTTCCAAGACAAACTTTTGGTGATATGGAGTGTATTAGTATCTCTGTCAATGTCTTCATAATACACAGCTAATGCCTCGCCTCGCCTGCATCCAGTCATTAAGACGAACAATGCAAATAACCCAAAAGGCTTATCAACATTATCAAAGATTATTTTTATTTCTTCCTCTGTCGCAATTCTACGCTTTGTTGACTTCTTCCCTTTCGCTTGGATATAGTCACAGGGATTGCTTTCGATGCCAAAGTCACCTTTCCTAATGGCATAAGAAAAGACACTCGAAAAGACCGCAAGGTGATTTCTTTTGGTTTTTGTAGTGTATGATTGTGGTAAACTGTCAATACACCGTTGTATATCAGATGGCTTGATATTTGCGACCATAACCTCTGAAAAAGCCTCTCCGAGAACTCTAAGTGCGTGAGAGTATCCGCTTTGCGTTGACTCAGATAATGTCGGTAGATATTCCTCTTTATAATCTGTTAATAATACACCAAGCTTTTGACTTTCCTCAACTTCCTGCTGATATAGCAGGATTTTTTTATTTAACTCGGCTTTAGTTTTACCGTAGAAGGTCTTTCGCTTACCATTAATGGTTATTGACTTCTCATATCTTCCATCGGCTCGTTTTTCGGACTTCTTTTCAATTTTCTTTCCACAGTAACAGCAAAACTTACTGTTAGTCGGAATCTCTTTCTTGCATTTCTTGCATTTTATCGTTGTTATTTTCATTTTCGGCATCTCCGTTGTTTCTTGGATAGCCGAAGTGAGCATCAACTCGTCTTGCAATGAAGAGAGTTAAAAAAGCGAAAACAATCATAACGATTGTTTCAAGCACACTTGCACAAAGTGCAGAACTTGCATCATATGGATTAGCATTCGACATTATTGATATTGATAGCGGTTTTTCAATTAGTGATAAAAACACAATGCCACCTATAACAACCACCCAAAACCATCCTGAATGTTTTCTTTCTTTTTTCATAGTTTTTTATCTCCTTTCGGCTATACTATTATTAGTATAGCATCTGCCTTAATAATTATTATAACTACACATAACAACATTTGTCAACACGAAGGAGTAAAATTTATGAATACAAAGTCAAAAATTATAGCACTTATCAACAATATTGAGGATGAACAACTTTTGAAATTCATTTACAATCTAATAACCAAAGTAATAATTGAGCATATTTAAACTGGTCGATTTACACCAGTTTAAAAAGCAAGTTTAAAAAGCAAATTAAAAAGGTGAGTAGGATTTTTCCTACCCACTTTTTTTGTTACCCGAAAACTTTTTTGAAGTAATCTTTGATTGCGGTTCTTTGCTCAGGTGTCAATTCAAGATATTCTCTGATTAACTTTTCGTCAAGGTCATCAATTGCGTATCTGCCTTTAATCGCTGTGATGATTGAGTCATCAGATTCCATCTTCATTTCACCGTTACCGTATTTGAGCCAGTCATAGTTGACATCAAATTGCTTGCAAATAAGTAATAATACTGATTCTTTGATTGAAACTCTATCTCTTTCAATATTATTTATTGCATCTCTTGTTGTTCCTAATTTTTCACCAAACTTTTCTTGACTCATTTTGTTCGTTTTGCGTACAAGCTTAATTCGCTCAGTAAGGTCACTCATATTGTCCCCCCTTTCACATATTATTATATCATATATATATTGAGTAAGTCAACCCAATAAAGAAAAATAAAATTTTATTTTTTTACTTAAAAGGGTTGACACACTCAAAAAATGGGTTTATAATGGGTTTATCAACCACGAAAGGGGATGCAAAATGAGTAAAATGGATAAACTCGTTGAGAATGTCACTCAGCGTGAAAAAGATGCCGAAGAATTTGCAAAAATCATTGATGAGGCAAAAAAGAAAGGTGCATCCGCAGATAAGATGGCTCTCGTTATGACAGCGTTCAAACTTGGCTATGCAGTCAAAGAGAGCGAGGTGAGTAAATAATGGCACGAGAGAAAGAAACTTACCGTTTAATCCTCGACAGGCTTGACGAGAGATTTCCAAACAGGGAACTCATCTCGCAGAAAGACTTTGCGGATTTCCTCGGTAAGAGCCGATTCTTCATTTATAACAACTTTGAAGACATCAAGATTGTTGGTGGCTATCCCAAAACTTCAATTGCAAAGTTGCTTGCGAGGTGAGCCGATGTACGCATTTCTTATGTTATGTGTTTTGCTTACCGTAGGTGCAGTTTTTATCTGCGACATTAAAAAATAAAGGAAGGATGAAACACACTATGACGGAAAAAGAATTTATTGATAGTCTTAATGAAGAGGCTGTTATCATCAGCAAGGCTGAGTATGACAGATTGAAAGGCGGTGAGAGTAATGGATAAGTACGGTTGCGGTAACTGCGGTCATACTTGGTATGACAACGAAGAACCGACAAAATGTCCGAAATGCAAAGACTGGGATATATATCCTATTCTTGTATGTAAGGATTGCGGTCTTGAAGATGCAAAGGAAGATTTTCCTTACAACCATTTATTTAACGGTATGTGTGCCGAGTGTTTTCAGAAGAGTATATCGGATAGTAAGATAGTTGATTACATCGTTTGGTGTGTTAAACTTTCCCTAAAAAATAAAGGATATAGTGATGTCAATGCTTGCGAGATTGTCGATTACTCATACAGTTTAGATTTAGACTATGGAACAGATAATGTTGCAATTTTCGCTTTGTTAACTAATCTTTATAGACTCTTACACTTAGAGGGTAAATGTAGAAATGAAAAGGAAAAAGCTATCTGTGAAAATGCTCGGGAATGGGCTTTCAATGATTTAGATAGCTTTTATGAATGGTGGTGTAAAAATGGAAAACAACAAAATCACAGTTAAACAAATCTTGGATATGGCAACCAAATACCAATTTTCAGATTGGCGACTTGAAGGAGCAAGAACAGGAAAATCCATATGCCAAAGCAATTATAGAAGCTCAGTAGTTAATGAATACTACGAAAAAATCGTTGCTTCTATATATACAGAAATATTTATACAAAATATAGTAAATCACGCAACCTCACGGCTTGTAATAACCGTTTTAGGAGAATAACGAAAGGAAGAAAAAACTATGAACTTATATGAAATGACCGAAACGGCAAAACAGTTAATGCAGTTATTCGAGGATGGCGATATTCCCGAAGATGCTGTCAATGATACTCTTGAGGGTATTGGAGTGCAGGACAAGCTTGAGGATTACTGCAAGGTAATCAAATCTTTTGAGTATGACTCAGATACCATTGACCGAGAGATTGAAAGACTCAAGTCAGCTAAGGAACGCACGCAGAAAGCTATCAACAGGCTCACGAAAGCAGTTACCGAGTATCTCGTAACTACGAAGAGCCGTAAAGCAACGGCAGGTACATTTGCTTTATCGCTGAGAAAATCGGAGTCGGTTCAGATTACTGATGAAAGCAAAATTCCTGAAAAATTCATTGTAACCAAAACAACAGTTAAGACAACTCCTGACAAAACCGCAATCAAGAAATTCCTTAAAGAGAACGAGGAAAATGCGGTTGAAGGTGCGATGCTTGTTGTCAACGAAAATCTTCAAATTAAGTGAGGTGTGAAAAGTGTCAATTTACCCCAAACTGCTTTTAATTCAGGCGGAATTAAAAGCCCCGAAATCACAGTATAACAGTTTTGGCAAATACAATTATCGAAACTGTGAAGATATATTAGAGGCTTTAAAACCTCTAATGACAAAATACGGTGCAACTGTATTACTTGATGATGAGATTATCAATATCAACAATCGTTTTTATGTTAAAGCAACCGCCCATTTTATTGATACCGAAAGTGGCGAACAAATCACTACTTCTGCATTTGCAAGAGAAGAGGAAAATAAGAAAGGTATGGACGGTTCTCAAGTGACAGGGGCAAGCTCATCATACGCAAGAAAATACGCACTTAACGGACTCTTTTGCATTGATGACACAAAGGACTCTGATACTCTTAATAACAGCAAAGAGTACACAGCACCACCAAAGGCACAGAAACAGCCCACAAAGCCTGTACAGCCACCAAAACAGGCAAGTAATGTAATTATATGCCCTGTATGCGGAAAGCCTGTACAGCCAGTCAGAGCGAAAGACGGAAGCGGTTACATTCCTGCCGATGTAATCATTAAGCAATACGGTAAATGCTCTAACTGCGTTAAGGCAGAAAGGTATCCTAATGCTTAACAGAGTTGTGTTACAAGGACGGACAACCCATCATCCCGAATTAACTTATACGAAAAAAGGAACGGCTATACTCCGTTTCAGTATAGCCGTAAACGGCATCAATTCAACAAGCTTTTTTGACTGCTTTATGAAAGGCAAAGATGCTGAATCTCACGAACTGATGAGGAAAGGCACAGAGGTTTTCATTGTAGGGCAACTGATGCAACGAAGTTATAAACGAAAGAATGGCGAAAATTCGTTTAAGACGGAAGTTTTTGCCGAGGAATGTAATTATATTACATTTTCAGATTATGACGGTACAGGGCAAAATACGGCAAGGAACGAGGTGATACATAGTGGCTGAGGGATTTGTTCAATTTCCGAGGTGGATGTTCAGCGATGAAGTGCTTAATCACGATGAAGTGTACTGGTGCTTATGGTGTCGATTAATGGCTAATGCTAACTATGCAGACGGTACGGTTATCTTCAACGGCAAGCCAATGACGATACATAAAAATCAGCTTATTGTTACCCGAAAAAAGCTCAAAAGTTTTGTTCCGTTTGCCTCTGAAAGCAAGATTGAAAGAGTCTTGAACAACCTCGAAAAAGCAGGATACATTGAACAACAAAAAAACCGCCAAGGACGGATTGTTTCCTTGGTTTTTTCAACATCGACTCAAAAAAGTGAACAACGGGCGAACAGCGATTTTGATGTTTTTGATAGTAAACCTTGTACGAATGGCGATACCGAAAGTGAACAACAGATGAACAGCCAAAAACCGCTTGCTGACTGCGTTTCAGAAGTTTACTTGTCTGAAAGTGAACAACAGATGGACAACAAACGGACAACAGATGAACAACAAACGGACAACAGATGGACACAGAATAATAAGAATAAAGAAAGTAAGAAGAATAAAGAAGGTAAGAAAGATATATTGTCGAGCAACCTCGACACCGTGAAATCTGTTGTCGATTACCTCAACGAAAAGTGCGGAACGAAATACAAACACTCGTTAGCAGAGACACAACGGTTGATTGTCGCAAGGCTCAATCAAGGTTTCGGTCTTGAGGACTTTAAGCGAGTGATTGACAACAAGGTTGCCGATTGGGGCAATGACTCGCAAATGTCAAAATTTCTCCGACCGCAAACGCTGTTCAGCAACAAGTTTGAGAGTTACCTCAATCAATCGTTTACCGTTCAGAACAAGTCGGTTGATTCTTGGCGAGATTCATCTTTCAGCATTGAGGATGTCAGCGGTTTTCATCCGTTGCCCGATTTGCCCGATTTTTAACAACACAACGAAGTCACAAATTTTACGAAAGGAAATTTGAAAATGCCAACTAACTGGGATGCAGTCAACGCACAATGTCCGTTCTACTTGACGGAAACAATCAACACGATTACCTGTGAGGGGATTATCGGTCAGACCGATGTACACGGCTTTTACTCGCGAGCGTTCAAAGCAGAGCATAAGAACAAGTTTTGCAACCGCTGTTTCAAGCGATGCAAGTATTACATCGCATTGATTGACGAAAAATATCCCGAAGAAAAACCCTCAGCAAAAAAAAGATGAAAAATCTACGGTGTGTGAAATGTGGCAGAGAATTTTATTCTGCGACTATTCAGAGATGCAAATTCAGCAAATCGGGAGCGTTAGTGTGTATGTACTGCTGTCAGCGGAAATGCAAATACGCACAACCGCATCCAAATGGAATGAGGTGTGGATACAACAATGCAAAGCAAATACAACAACCGTAAAGTCCGATGTTTGGGCGAAACCTTTGATAGTATGCTTGAGTGCGAAAGATACAAGTATCTCAAAGCTCTTGAACAGCAGAAAGTCATATCAAACCTACAGAGGCAAGTAAAATATGTCCTCTTGCCCTCTCAGAAGGATTCTAAGACAAGAAAAACAATCGAGAGGGAAATTACATACCTTGCCGATTTCGTTTACGAGAAAGGCTCTCAGACAATTGTAGAAGATGTCAAAGGAATGAAAACGGATGTCTACAAGATAAAGCGAAAGCTGATGCTTTATTTTCATGGAATCCAAATCAAAGAAGTTACAAATGAGGTGAAAACTTGGGCAGTTTAGAAAATAACGAGTCGATATCCAAAGAACAGTTGATGTTTGAGAAGTGCAAGGGCGATGTTAAGATACCGACATTCGATGCACTCAAGGTTCAGGAAAGACTTAAAAAAAGCGTGTTTAATCGTTTTCAATCGATAATGTCGGCATACAATCTGACTGGCATTAATTTTTATAAATTCCTCGGTCGAGGATATCAGCTTAACCTTCCGTATCTTACGATGCAGGACATAACATACGCTCTCAAGGTTACACCGTCATACCTTCTCTGTATTGACGATGTTAACAGGTTTGAGGAATACAGGGCAGGATATATATCACTTGGTGATATCTTGCACTACATATATGAAGAAAATATGATGTCTGATGTTGAGTTGGCTAAGGCACTTGAATGCTCGACAACATCACTTGGCAAAGTAAGACACGATGGTGTCCTTCCTGCAAGGAAATTCATCTATAACCTTGCAAAGCAGTTTAATCTTGATGTCAATAACCTTTACGGTTATTTCAAAAAATAATTTTCAAAGGAGCAAAAAACAATGGAAAAAGGAATTAAAATCACAATCAAAAACGGACTCTACAAGGTAACATTGGCTAATGTCAACGGCAAAGAAATGATGCTTTCAATCGGCACTTTGTTGCAGAGCGTATATAGCCACGCAAAACAAAACGGCGTTGAGGATAAATTTGAAAAAAATATACGCCACATTGTGGATAATGTGTTTGAAAACTCATTCGCCAAAGATACGACCAACGGTAAAGATTCCAAAAGTTACGAAGCCTCTTTGAAAAGCAGAACGGATGAGTTAAAAAAACTTATTGACTTTGCAAGAGAAATCGGTGTCAAAAATGATGAATTGCTTTCGGCGGCAGAAAAGGCAACCGAAATTGTATCAGGCTATTTTGATGAAAATATGAGGGGGTAAAATCATTATGAAAGGTTATAAAGCATTCAACAAAGGTTTAATTTGTAGAGATAAACAATATGCAGAAAACACCGTATTTGAAGAAGAAAGTGCAGAAATTTGTAAAATCGGAATGCACTTTTGTAAAAACCCACTTGATACCCTTGATTATTACCCACTCATTGATAATAAAGGTAATATCACAGAGTTTGCGGAAGTTGAAGCACTTGACAATGCTAAAACGAATGATAACAAAAAATTTTGCACCAAAAAGTTAAAAATCGGTGCAAAATTAAATTTGTCACAGTTTATAAAGGCGAGCGTTGATGTCACTTATCAAAACATAAAATCTGAGGTTGATAAAAAATTACTGAAAGCAACCGCAGGTGGTGACAATGCCACACTTGCAGGTGGTGACTATGCCAAACTTGCAGGTGGTGACTATGCCAAACTTGCAGGTGGTTACTATGCCACACTTGCAGGTGGTTACAATGCCAAACTTGCAGGTGGTAACTATGCCAAACTTGCAGGTGGTTACAATGCCAAACTTGCAGGTGGTGACTATGCCACACTTGCAGGTGGTGACTATGCCACACTTGCAGGTGGTGACAATGCCACACTTGCAGGTGGTTACAATGCCACACTTGCAGGTGGTTACTATGCCACACTTGCAGGTGGTAACTATGCCACACTTGCAGGTGGTAACTGTGCCACACTTGCAGGTGGTGACTGTGCCAAACTTGCAGGTGGTAACTATGCCACACTTGCAGGTGGTGAAAACTCAGTAATTGTAGGAGATAACCACAGTATTGCTAAAGGGAAAAAAGGCGCTGTAATTGTACTGATTGAAAGGGATAATAATTGTAATATCATTGATTTCAAGGCTATACAGGTTGACGGAGAAAAAATCAAAGAAGATGTTTTATATAAACTTAAAAACGGTGAATTTGTTGAAGTAGGTGTGAAATGAAAAATTTTTTTAACCGAATGTCCGATACAACTGTTTATCGCTACGCAACAGGATTTACGATTGCTGTCTTATCAGCGTTAAAGTCAACACTTATGTGGATTCTTGAGAGAGGCTCTCTGTTCCTCGGCATCACCGCTATAATAGCGGTGACTGCCATTGACAGCCCTGCTTACAGATTTATTGTGCTGTTAGCGTATGTTTTCATTGCACCGATATATGCATTTTTCTCTCTTCGCAGGAAGGAGAATCGCAAATGAAAGCTAACTGGAAAGCACGCAACAAGCAGTACAACGACCGCCAAAAGGGCGAAATCTTCGATGTAGGCATTGGCTACGGTCTTGAGTTGGCATCGGTTGTACTCAATCATTATTTTGGATTCGGAGCGAAAAGATTGTATCAGCTTAATATCGAGGCTCTTCATTACATTCACAAGATGAAAGATGATGCAGAGCAGTACACCGAAGAATACAAGGATAATGTCGAGTATGGCTCAATTAAGATGCACAGAGAGTTTGAAAAGATTATGGCTCTCAAGTATCACGGCATTGACTATAGCGAAAAGCTGAGAAATACAATCGACAGCGGAAGTTATCTAAATTCAGAAATCGAGGTAGATTAAATGAGTAAAGAAAAAAAGCCAATCTTGAACTTGCAGAAGGGTTGTCCGTTTTGTGGTAACATGAATTTAGTTTCGGGATACAACCCGACTCAGAACGAGGTGAAAATTGCTTGCAGGGGTTGTAATTATTTTATTACTTTCAAAGTAGCACCGCCTATGTATGTGCCATATTTAGCAGAGAAAGTATGGAATTTAAGAGCCGATGAGAAAAAGCCGACAGCGGAAAATACAGAATCAACAGCGGAGGCTATCTTATCAGAACTCAAGGATATTAAGTCATATGTAGCTGAACTGGCAGGATATAGTCTTGAAAAATGATAGACTCTGAAAAAATCAAAAAAGCGTTAGATGCAATGGATAACGCAGACCTGCAAAAAGAATATAACCCTATTGCAAGCCAAAAACATATGGAAATGATGTTGAAAACAGCAAGACCATATCTATACAGAAAATACAAGGAGTGGCAGAAAGAAAATGTCAAATAGAAGTTTGTTAGGTTGCTTAACAGCAATCGCATTAGTTGTTATCGCAGTTATTGCTGTTCCTGTGATAAATTTCAGCAATGACCACACATACACCGTAACAATCACCGATAAAGAGCGTGTGACAACACAGGTTGCCGAAGGTCAGACCGACAGCAAATATCTTATTTACGGTGAAGATGAGAACGGCAAAACTTATGTTTTCGAGGACACAGATACATTATTCAGAGGAAAATTCAATTCGTCTGATGTTTACGGTGCTTTAAAGGAGGGCGAAACCTACGAATTAACGGTTATCGGCTTTCGTGTCCACATCTTCAATTTGTATGAAAATATTATTGATTTTAAGGTGGTGAAATAATGTATCACGGCATCAAATACAAAGGCTTACGCTATAAGCTCTTTTCTTTCCGTTGGAAACGAAAAAATCGCAATTGGAAGGACTGTCCGAAAAAACGCAAGGCAATGAAAAAGGATTGGGAAAGGAAGATTAATAATGATTGATTGTTCAAAAACCGAGAATTATTTTGCTGAAAAGCGGAGAATGACGAAAAGAGCAGAGAAGGGACTATGTAAACTTAGCTGTTCTGACTGTCCTTTATGTAATAATAACAACGGTGAAGGTTTATCCTGTGCAACCTTTGAAATGTATTACCCTGAAAAAGCAATTTCAGCAATACAGCGATGGAGTGATGAACATCCACCAAAAACTTATTTGTCCGAATTTCTGAAACATTACCCAAACGCTCTGCTCAAGGATGACAGAACACCCGAAATATGCCTCAGTAGCTTAGGATTGACGAACTATAATGGATGCAGAAACGGCATTACTTGTTCGGAATGTTGGAATCAGATTATTGAGGACGGTGAAGAGTAATGGCGTTTCCCGAAAAGCTAAAAGCGTTAAGACTTGAAAATGGCTTAACGCAAGATGAATTGGGTGAAAAGCTCTACTTGAGCAGGTCAAGCATCTCAAGCTACGAAATTGGAAGAAATGAGCCTACCATCGAAATCATAATTGCTGTGTCAGAATTATTCAATGTCACAGCAGACGAATTGTTGAAATAAGGAGTGATATAGAATGAAATATTATTACAAATTGATTAACAATGAAACAAATGAAATAGAGAGCTATATAGAAAGTTCTGGATGTATAAGACCTGAAAACCTTTGTGATATACTTGGACTTAGCGAATATCACGCTGTAAGCTGTACAAAACAAGAATATGAGGAAGAGGCATATGATGAAAATACCTGAACTAAAAATCAAGCCCTGTCCGTTTTGCGGTTTTGGTGCAGAAGTGGTAAAGGTCACATATCCAACAGGTAGACAAGGTTATGAAATCAATTGTATGCACGAATACAAATGTTATTTATTTTGTGCGACCGAAACGGCATATTGGGATTCAGCAGAGGATGCCGTAAGAGCGTGGAATCAGCGTGAAGAAGGTGAGTAAAACAAAATGAAAAATATTAAAATCTTGACAGCAAACGATACAGTAAATGATTGCTTGAAGATTGAGCCAAACAAACACAGCGACACAGACTTAGCTTGGCTCACCGAATTAGCAGATAAGTTTCCTGCGGAAGAGTTACAGAAAATGTATGAATCAATTAACGCACGCAGAGAGAAAGATGATGCGGAGTTTTTTGTTGATAAGGCTGTTGAAAAGCAGATACCTATTTCCCCCTCAAATAAAGCCTATTGTCGCTCTTGCGGTTCTAAGCTTTCAGGAAGTGAAAATTTTTGTTCCAATTGCGGACAAAAGCTGAATTGGAAAGGAAAAGAATTTGATTTACTCTTCGACGATTTGACTGATGAATTGAACTTAATTGAAATCGAAACATCCGTTCCAAAGGTGCTGATTTATCCGAATCTTATCTATTTCAAGCAGTAGAGGTAAATATAATGGGTAATAGAAAATCTATATCAAAGCATACAAGACTTAAAGTATATCAAAAATATAATGGTCATTGTGCTTATTGTGGTTGTCAACTTGCATTAAAGGATATGCAAGTTGACCATATATACAGCGTGTATTGGTATAACGGTGCGAACGATATTGAAAATTATAATCCTGCTTGCAGAATGTGTAATTTTTACAAGTCAACAATGCCTATTGAAGATTTTAGAGAGCAGTTAGGAAAACTAACATCAAGACTTGAAAAGACTTTTATTTATCGTTTAGCGAAAAAATATGGGTTAATTCAAGAAGTTGAAAAGCCTGTGAAATTTTATTTTGAAAAGGAGAATGAGATTAAATGAAATCAGTAATGAAAATTAAACTTGATGACGGTGCAAAAATGCCTAAAAAGGCACACGCAACAGATGTTGGATATGACATTTTCTCGCCGATTGATGTAGTTGTACCTGCTCACAGAAGTGTATTTATTGATAGCGGAGTACACATTCAGATTCCGATTGATGTTGCAGGGGTTCTGATATCGAAGAGCGGATTGAATGTCAAGCACGGCATTACCTCAACAGGATTGATTGACCCCGATTACACAGGCTCTATCGGTGTTAAACTGTACAACAACAGCGGTACAGATTATCGTATCACCGCAGGGGATAAGATTACTCAGATAATGTTTATTCCATATATAACAGCCTTTTTCAAAGTAGAAGATACTCTGGATGAAACAGAAAGAGGCGATGGTAGCTTTGGCTCAACAGGTAAATAACTGCTGTTATAACTGCTCAGAGAGGTATCTGAGATGTCACAGTAATTGTGAAAAGTACAAAGCATTCAAAGAGGATGTACGGAAGAAAAATAATTACATATGGGAGCATATCGAATCACAGAATGCTCTTGCAAGCAGTATTATAAGTCGCAATCTAAGGAAAAATAAAAATCGCAGATAAAGCAAAAAGAGCATCTCATTTTGGAGATGCTCTTTTTGTTCTGCCATAGGAGGGTGAGAGTATTGCATTTATATCAAGAAGGTAGTTGTAGAAAGGCAGGACGGACAGCCTGTTAATTGTTGTTGTGTCACAATTGAAACACACTGAAAGATGGTGTAGTCGGATGCCCTGCCGAAGTCACGCAAACAAGTCATCGGACAACCTCTGTCCGTCCGAGTCATCAGACGATGACAAACAATGAATCACAACAGGAAAATGACTCCTGCTGATTTAATTATAGCATATCTGTTTCAAAAAGTATATGTTTGAAAGTTTATTTTTTGAGGTTAGTATTACAACCAAAAAAAGCACATAATGAAGTCACTCACAAGGTAACATAACGAAAGCGAAGTGATGAAATTGAACCCCGAAGTTATCGTGTCGCTTTTATCCCTCACAGGCACGGTTATTGGCTCTCTTTGCGGTGTGTTGGCAAGCAATCGTATGTCAAGCTACAGAATTTCAAAGCTTGAGGAAAAGGTTGAGAAGCACAACAATCTAATCGAGAGAACATACAGAATCGAACAGCACAACGCTGTTGTTGACGAGGAAATTAAGGTTGCCAATCATCGGATTGATGACCTCGAAAAAATCAGCGAAAGGAAAGATTGAAAATGAAAAAGATTTTTACCAAAGAATGGGCTAAGGCAACGGCTGTCAGAGCTATTAAGACTGTTGCTCAGACTGCTATTGCAACAATTGGTGTGTCTGCCGTTATGACAGATGTTAATTGGGTTGCAGTAGGCTCTGCAAGCCTTTTGGCAGGTGTGTTGTCGGTGCTCACATCGGTGGCAGGACTGCCCGAAGTATCAGAAAGCGAGGAATAATTATGACAAATGCAAATTTTATTGAGCTTGCAATCTCAGAGGTACGCAAGTATGTTTTAAATCACTTAGATAAGTCAGATGGTACACCTATTTTTGACATCTTTGTTGTGTGGTCATGTAAGACTTTGCAAAACCACAAATGCCTTATCAGCACAACATTACCCGATGGTATGTATTACGAATGCACCTACAACGGCGATAAGAACGAAATGTATCTTGACGCATATAAAAAGTTTGAAAACAAGAAAATCATTTGCGAAAGTGAGGAATAGTAATGAAAGTTACTGCTATTGATGTCAGCTACTGTCAAACAGGAGTTGACTACAACAAGGTTAAGAACAGCGGTATTGATGCTGTAATTATCCGTGCAGGATTCGGTAAAGAAACCTATCAGAAAGACTCTGAATTTGAAACACATTACAAGAACGCTAAGAAGGCAGGTCTTGCAGTCGGTGTATATTGGTATTCCTATGCCTATTCTGTTGCAGAGGCAAAGCAGGAGGCTAAGGTATGCCTTGCGTGCATCAAAGATAAAACGCTTGAATTACCTGTATATTATGACCTCGAGGAGAGCGGTCAGACAAGGCTCGGTATGTCTGCTCTGACAAACATTGCAATTGCTTTTTGTGATGCTATCAAATCAGGCGGTTACCGTGCAGGGGTGTACAGTAATCTCAATTGGCTCAACAATTATCTTGATTATAAAAAGCTCCGCAACAAGTACAGTATTTGGCTTGCTCAGTGGTCGAGTTCTCCAAGCAAGACTTGCGATATTTGGCAGAACGCAGACAACGGCAGAATCAACGGCATTAACGGCAATGTTGACACAGATGTTATTATCAACAACAACATAATCAAAAAATCAAGCACGGGAGATGAAGAAGAAATGATTAAATACGGTGAACACAATACGGCGATACTTGCGTTCAAGAAGCAGTTGATTACACTTTATAATATGAAAATCATCAAAACAAAGGTCGATAACTCAAACGGTTTCGGTGACGGCACTCTTAAAGCTGTAAAAGAGGCACAGAGAGCAGGTGAAATTACTGCTAATGGTATCGTTAATGAAAAAACAGTCAATGTGATTTATCATCTTATCAATGATTGCAATTGGGCTAAAGATAAGAAAATTGCAAATGCCAAAAAGGCACTTGGCTGATGTTAAATATTTCGCACCGTTGCAAATTTTATGTGGCGGTGCGGATATCATAAATGAAGAATTGGGGTGACGAAAACGGTAAATTTATATCAAGGCGATTGTCTTGAAGTGTTGAAAACTTTGCCCGATAACAGCGTTGACTTATTGATAGCAGATCCGCCATATAAGCTAAAAACAACGGGTGGCGGTAGCGTTAATAAGATTAAGAAATTAAACAAGTCTTTAGAGGGGGTTGAAAAAGCAAAAATAACTAATGGATATGACATTGAACTTTTTGCACAAGAATTTTTGCGTGTTATGAAAGAAATCAATGCTTATTTTTGGTGCAATAAAGCACAAATATATGATTATTTAAAATTTTATGTCGGACAACTTAAATGCAAATTTGATATTATTTGCTGGCACAAAACGAACGCTTTGCCCACCTATTCAAATAAATATTTAAGCGACACCGAATACTTACTTTATTTCAGAAAAGGAAAAGGTAAGTGCTTTCCCCACAGTTACGAGGATGCAAAAACATATTATTTAAGCGTTTCAAACCTAAAGGACAAAAAAATGTGGAAACATCCGACCATTAAACCTCGTTACATTACTGAAAAAATAATCCGAAACAGTTCAAAAGAAAATAACACTATTTTAGATCCGTTTATGGGAAGCGGAACAACAGGTGTTGCCTGCATAAATACAAACCGCAAATTTATCGGCATTGAACTTGACGAAAAGTATTACAAAATTGCTGAGGAAAGAATAAATTCAGCGATTAAACAAACTACATAACAAAATAACAAACACATAATTGCAAAAAAAAGCACTCGGCTGATTTTTGAAAAAGTATTGACTTTTTAAAAATTGTGATGTATCATAATATTGCGTAAGATTTTGTTTTTTGCTTACGCATAATTTTAGTTCTTTTTTTAAGCGGAAAAGGCTCAGTCAAAAGCTGAGTCTTTTCTGTTGTTTACGCACAAAAAGCTTGACTGCAAGCCTAAAAAGTAGTATTATATAAGTGCGGAAGTTTGTTTTTTTAATTTCTACTGTGGTAGATTAGTTTTTTATCCTTTCTTCCGTATAGATGACCTCGTTTATGTCATAGTGTGCGAGGTCATCTTGCCTGACTATCAACACGCACTTTTTGCGTGCTGTTTTTTAAATTGTCTTCATAATTTCCTATATTTTTTTATTTTACTATGCAGGAAAGGCACACCGTTTATGGTGTGCCTTTTTTGTTTTCTTTTATGACTTTTCTGCGATTTGCAGAAGTTTTTCAATAACTAACTTTTCAACATAAATCGGTGGGTTATGTTTTCCCGACTCCCAATCTTGTACAGTACGATACGGAATAAGTAACAAATCCGTCATTGCTCGCTGTGTCAATCCTGCCTTAATGCGTGCCTCTTTAATTGTCATAAGTTTTCTCCTTTTTGTTTTTTTATTTTGCGTGCCTATCGGGATTGTGACCGTCTGACCGTCCGCATTACCCGACCCGAAGGTCGGTCACTCTGCGATTTATTTAGAATTAATATAGCCACATTTCAAATTACTGCAAAGACGATTCGATACTTCCTGCAAATACTCTTTCGTGGCAATCGTGATTTCATTGATAATACCGTTATAATCTCTTGCAACAATTTCTTTGCTTGCTACTCCGAAATTTACATTATTGATATTTTCAAATTCAACAACCAACTTGTCTACATTTTCACCGATTGCGGATTTTTTCCATCTTCTGAGATAACTGATGTTATTCAGTACAAACTCGCCTTCGTTGCTTTCAATCAAACTTAAAATTTCTTTTTTCATAGTGTTTTTTCTCCTTTTTGTGTCCGTGGGTGTTACCCTGTGTTGTTATCTGTTGATTATAATATACTACACGGATTTCGTGTTGTCAATACTTTTTTGAAAAAACTTAAATTTTTTCGGGTGGGATGAGTATAAAAAGATATTTGCTTTATTTTATTATTATTTCTGTTTCGTCCAATAATTCTTCACCATTGTCGGCTATAACACTTATACTTTCATATTCCTCACCTTCTACAAGTTTTTTATTTGCGACTCTAATTGCCTTTGCTTTGCTATTGTAAGTTTCTTCATCAGCGTTTTGACCGCCTTTGTGAATAGCGAACACATTCCAATTTCTCATAATTTAAAAAACCTCTTTTTTCTTATAACTCAGCGACTTTTGTCTATCGGCTTTTTCGTTAATTACTTACATTCAATACTATCAACTATTGATTTAAGTGCTGTTAATCTGCTTGAAAGATTTTCTAACGCTTCGAGGTCTGCAAATATACCGCCTAATTCGTCAAGCGTTATATACTCGTTTATCATTTCGTTTATTCTTTTTGCAAAAATTCTTGTTAATGCTGTTACATCATTCGTATTCATACCGTTACCCCCTTTCATTTGCTTCTGTTCTTGTCAAGAATATCTTTTCGCCGATTTCGTTCATATCATAATATCGCTTATAATCTTTAAGTCTTGCATTTTTTACGGTTGAAACGGCTATTCGGTTGCCTACCCACCCCCATAAATACCATTTTTGAATTGTGCCGTCTTTTTCTTTCGTATAAAGCGTTTGATTATTATTCATCATTAAAAACCCCTTTTAACATTTTAATTTTTCCTCTGCCCGTCAAGCCGTTAGCTCAGCGATTAGATATTATGCCAAGAGTGATTGCTTTTGTGTAATTTTCTCACTTCCGAAGAGTTCACGGATTTCATCAAGACTGAATGTTTTTTTACTCTTTTTCTTGTAATCTTCGTTGTGATAATACCATGCTGTTTTCTTCTTGGAAAATCTGAATTTAAGGGCTTTCAGCTGTTCACGGCAATTGTATGTATTTCCTGTTACCCAAACCCAATTACCGCAGATTTCAATTTCAATTCCTTGCAATTTAACAAGCTCATTGATGATTTTTTTGAATTCTTCTGGAGTTTCTTTCACTTCTTCGGAAGTTTCGTACACTTTGCCGTCTGCGGTTGATTTTGCATTTTTGAGAACTGCGAAGAGTTTGTCATATTCAGCATTAATCTCTTGCATTTCTTCTGTTCTTCCACCGCAATCGGGATGATGAGCCATCGCAAGTTTTTTGTACTGCTTTTTGAGTTCTTCAAGTGTTTTTGGATTGCTAAACCATTTTGTGTTTGTCATAGTGTTTTCTCCTTTTGTTTTTGGAGGTTTCCCTCTGTTGTGACTTTATAATAACACGAATTTCGTGCCTTGTCAATAGTTTTTTTGAATTTTTTGAAAAATATTTTTTCGCTGTCCGTTCGCTGACTGTTCGCCGTGTGCGGTTAGCGAATTTTTTTTTGCTTATATAGTATTTAATTTAAACATTATAGTGCAAAAGAGGTGTGACAATGTCATCAAATAAATATCCGTGGGACGAGATTGAACAAGAATATATAAACGGCTTGGAGCAGTTTGAAATCCGCAAAAAATATGGTATGGCAGAGTCAACCCTGCGTAGGCATATAGACGAGTACGGTCTGCGTGAGAAAAGACAAAAAATGACACAAAATGTCTACAAAAAAGCTACAGAACGGATTGAAAAACAAAAAGTCAACAAAATGACAAAGCTTATTAAAGCCTCGGACAAGATGGATGATTTAATCCTTGATTTTTTGAGACGAGAGGGCGATGAGTCAAACGGCTATGATGTTATCCCACCGATGCAGACTAAAGACCTACAGAGCCTGTCAAGAGCGTTGAAAGATGCTGTAGAGGTCAAACAGAGTCTACACGGCATTATCGGAAGGCTTGAGGCTGAACGGCTTGCCATTGAGCGTGAACGGCTCGCCCTTGAGCGTGAGAGACTCAAAGCACAGCAGGACAAGGACAACATAGAGCCGACTATATTTGCTCTTTCAGATGAGGCAGAGAGGTACGCAGAATGACAAAGATTAACTATTTAGGTGTACCGAATGACAAGCAAAGACAATTTTTGCTTGCAAAGCAGAAATATGTTGCGTATGGCGGTGCAAGAGGCGGAGGAAAGTCCTTTGCCGTCCGACTCAAAGCTAAATTATTGTGTGCGAGGTACGCAGGAATTAAGATACTTATAGTCCGCAGAACATATCCCGAATTGCTCAACAATCACATTAACACACTAAGAGCAGAACTGGCAGGAATTGCGAGATACAACACACAGGACAAGATTTTTACATTTCCGAACGGCTCAACGATAAAATTCGGCTATTGCAAGAATGACGCTGACCTGCAACAGTATCAAGGTGCTGAATTTGATGTAATCTTCATTGATGAGGCTTGCTTGCTCTCGGAACACCAAATCAAAGCTATTACAGCTTGTTTGCGAGGTGTAAACAATTACCCGAAAAGAATTTATTACACTCTGAATCCAGGGGGACAGAGTCACGGTTACTTCAAACGATTGTTTATTGACCGCAAATTTGGTCAGTATGAACAAGCTGATGATTACTGCTTTATTCAGTCGCTTGTGACGGATAATAAGGCTCTTATGGAGAGTCAGCCTGAATACATTCAACAGCTTGAGGCATTGCCCCCAAAACTCCGTGATGCTTGGCTCTACGGCAGATGGGATGTCTTCGAGGGTATGTTCTTTGAGGACTTTAGGACTGAGGTTGATGTTGCAGAGGCACACAAACTTGGTCTTTCTCCTGAGGATGCTCTCAAATATGGTCGATACACAAATGTGATAGAGCCGTTTGACATACCGCAGGAATGGCGAGTATATCGAGCATATGACTTTGGTTACGGTAAACCGTTCGCAATGCTGTACATAGCTGTAGACTATGACGGACGAGCGTATGTTATTGATGAATATTACGGATGTACAGCGACACCGAATGAAGGTGTCAAGTGGCAACCATATAAGCAATTTGAAATGCTGTCTGAATATGAACATACACAGCCACAGCTTGCAGGTCGGGATATTCAAGGAGTGGCAGACCCAGCAATTTGGGACGGCTCACGAGGCGAGTCAGTCAACGATGTAGCTGAAAAATACGGCATTTACTTTGATAAAGGACAGAATGACCGTATTGCAGGTTGGATGCAGATGCATTATCGTTTTGCATTTGATGAAGTCGGCAAGCCGATGCTCTATGTGTTCAGCAACTGCAAGCACACGATAAGGACTCTGCCTTTGCTTATGTTTGATGAAACAAAAAAAGAGGACTTGGACACAAGTCAAGAAGACCACATTGCTGATGCGTTGCGATATTGGTGTATGTCAAGACCGATAGCTCCTGCACGCAAGATTGAGCCAAAAACACCACAGCCAAATCCGCTGTCGGAAGATAACGAAAGGAAGAATTACTTATGGCATTAAGACGAAAAAAAAGACGAGAAGAAAAGGAACGCAGACAAGCAGAACAGCAGACAGAACTGCAGAGAACGCAGTCTGCTCCCGATAACCGCATCTTATGGACTCAGGACGAACGGAATCAGCTTGAACATATGCAGAATGGCTCAGAAATGCCACAGGATAGCACAACAACAGAACAGACAACACAGATGTTGTCTGATGACAACGCACCTACACAAGGCATTGTAGGCGGTGATACAACAGAGGCGAAAGCCGTGTTGAACCCTGTTGTAACTGAGCGTACAGTCTTACAGGCATATGACCGATTAATGCGGTACAAGACCTACAAGACAAGCCTTGACAGGCGAATTAAAGCGAATGAGGATTATTGGAAACTCCGTCAATGGGATTACTATGACCACAATGGCAACAAGAAAAAAGGTGACAACGAGGTCGCAACAGCTTGGCTGTGGAACTGTATTGCATCAAAGCACGCTGACTTGATGGACGGTTATCCTGAATCAAACATCAGACCTAAGCGTGAAGATGATGTGGAAGAGGCTGAAAAGCTTAAGAGTATTCTCCCTGTTATCTTCGAGGAAAACGATTACGAAAACACTTACTCAGAACTTGCCAACTACATACTTAAACAGGGAGTTTGTTGTGCAGGAGTCTTTTGGGACGGAACTAAACACGATGGACTCGGTGACATATCGGTTGAAAAGATTGACATACTCAATCTGTTTTGGGAGAGCGGTGTGACCGATATACAGGATAGTAAAGAAGTATTTCATACTTCACTTGTGGATAATGAATCGCTTGTTAAGCAATATCCACAGCTTGAAGGCAAGCTCAACAGCCACAAGGTTATATCAGACCAATATCGTACAGATGATGCTATCGACACAGACGGTAAGACAACCGTTGTAGATTGGTTCTACAAGCTGTCTGACAGCAACGGTAATCAGGTCTTGCATTACTGCAAGTTTGTAGAGGGTACTGTACTCTTTGCAACCGAAAACGATGCAGAAAATTATCCAAACGGTTGGTATGACCACGGACTCTATCCCTTTGTAGTTACACCGTTATTCCCTGTTGAGGGCAGTATTGCAGGATACGGATATACGGATATCGGCAGAGGTGACCAACACGCTATTGATGTATTGACACAGGCTATGCTTACTAATGCGAGAGTAACAAGCAAGCCGAGATACTTCATCAAGACCAACGGAGCGGTCAACGAGGCTGAATTTGCTGATTGGAGCAAAGACTTTGTACACACAACAAGCAGTCTTAACAATGACTCAATTCTGCCGATTACAACCTCGCCAGTCCCAACCTTCGTTGTGAATATGAGGGAAAACCTCATAGCTGAGATGAAGGAAACACTCGGTAACCGTGATGTGAACAATGGCGGTAGCACTTCGGGAGTCACCGCCGCATCGGCTATTGCGACAATGCAGGAGCAGAGCGGTAAGATGAGCCGTACTCATAACAAGATTATGTACACGATGCACCGCAAGATTACGAATATGGTCATTGAATTAATCCGTCAGTTTTATGATGTACTCAGAGAATACCGTATTACAGGCAAATACGGACAAGAAAAATTCGTGCAGTACAACAACGCAGGACTCAAGCCACAGAAACAGCCGAGCATTCTCGGCAGAGATATGGGACTCAGACTGCCTTGCTTTGATATAGAAGTAACCGCACAGAAAGCCTCACCATACACGAAAATGGAACAGAACGAGCTTGCGATACAGTTGTACAACCTCGGTGTGTTCTCTCCTCAGAATGTCGATATGTCGCTTATGCTGTTACAGACAATGGATTTTGCACACAAGGATGAAATCATACAGATGATAATGCAAAACGGCACAATGTTTGATAAGTATCAGCAGTTACAGAAGATTGCGTTCAACCTTGCACAGCAGGTAGATATGCAGAATGGCACGCAGATGGCTGAACAGCTTGCACAGGCGATTCTCGTTGAAAATGGAAACAATTCCGAAGAACCGAGCGGTAACCTCTCTGTTGATGGCATTACAGAAGACGATACATCCGAAAGGTCATTTATGACGAATGCAAGGGAAAAAGCACAGGCATCAACTCAGGTTAATCAGTAGTAAGGAGAATTCTATATGCTCAAAGTTAAAGTCGATATTAAGAATTACACCGTAACAATGAGAGGTCACGCAGATTTTGCTGAAAACGGCAAGGATATCATATGTGCAGGGGCATCAACGCTCTTGTACACACTTGCAAACACGCTTGAAGAATTCCGCACAGCTATGACAGAATCACCGTCATTCACTATCAGCGGTGAGGGCGAGAAACAGCGTGTTACATACAGATGCAAGCCTAATGAGGAATACGAGCCTAATGTGCAGTTAGTCTTTATGACCGTTGCAACAGGCTTTAATCTGCTTGCCGAAAACTATCCCGATAACATTAAGCTGACCGTTATCTAACTCTCTCCCCAAGTTTCTAAGCACCCGATTATGGGTGCTTTTTTTATGTCCAAAATAACATTTTGCTGATGACCGCAAAATGTTCAATTCGTAAAAATGGGTGTTTTTTACGAATTGCAAAATTTTTTATCGTTTTGAAATTGATGGTTTGAGGTGTTTAGTCTTGCAATGCTAAATTGTGAACATAGGCTCGTGACCTTAACCACAGACTTTTTATGGAAGGAGATAGCAATGAATAAGACTATCTCAACAGCCGTTGTTACTGAACTTATGTTCCGTTGTTTCAACATTCAGCTTTTTGCTGACGGTGGCGGTGGTGCATCTGCAGGTGCATCCGCAGGAGCAGGAACAGGTGAAGGCTCAACAGGCTTAGCAGGAGAAACAACAAGCACATCGTTCCCTGCCGATGGCAAAGGCTCTGCACCGAAGATTGTTTACGGTAAGCAGAGTACAAGCAACACCGAAGTCGGTGCTGTTCCCGAAGAAAAGCCGAAAATGACTTTTGCTGAACTCGTCAAGTCTGACGAGTGGAAAGACGATGCCCAGAAGTATATGGACAAAGCTTTCTCGAAGAGATTCAAAGAGCAGGAGTCGCTCAAGGCTGAGAATGCAAGAATGCGTGACATCCTCAACATAGCTAATGTCAGATACGGTCTTGATTCCGCATCAGACAGTTTTCTCGATGACCTCAGCAACAGCATTCAGAATGACACAAAACTGTATGAAGATGAGGCACTTGAGGCAGGATTGCCTGTTGAAGAGTATGTCAAAGTCAAGAAAGCAGAGAGAATTCTTGAGAACAATAAGCGTGAACAGGCAGACAGAGAAAGACAGATATTTATCGACAATCATTGCAGAAACCTTGTGAGTCAGTCGGATGCAATGAAAGAGCAGTTTCCTTCTTTCGACCTTGAAACAGAGATGAGTAATCCTCAGTTTCGTAAGCTCGTTGACCCGCAGGAATTAGGCGGTATCGGTCTTTCAGTAGACAACGCTTACCGTGTGATTCATTACAAGGACATTCTCAACGCTACAGTAAACAATGCGGTCAATCAGACAGCTATCAATACTGCAAATGCAGTCAAAGCTAACAAAGAAAGACCAAGGGAAAACGGTATGAATCACCGTGCATCCGTCATTGTGAAGGATGACCCGTCACAGTTTACTCTTGATGATTTCAAACGCATCAAGGAACAGTTTATTAGGACTGGTGTTGCTCCAAAATTCTAACTTTAAAGGAGCATTATTATGTCTAATATTATGTACAATCTTATTCTCCAGCTTTTTGCTGATGAAACAACCTTAAACGCAAACAAAACATCCGCAAGTGGAATGTCCCCGACAATGAAGACATTCTACGATACTTCCCTTCTCGAAAACGCAAGAGCAGAACTTATCTTCAATCAGTTCGGTGACAAGCAGAAGATTCACGGCAATAAGTGCGAATGGCGTAAATTCAACACATTCCCGAAAGCTCTTACCCCGATTACCGAAGGTGTTACACCGACAGGACAGGCTTTCGGCATGACGAAGATTGAAGGTACAACATCACAGCACGGCGATTACACCACAATCACAGACAGACTTGAGTACGAGGCATATGACCCGATTATTCAGGGCTGTACAGAAGAGATGGGTGCATCGGCAGGTGCGACTATGGACACTCTCACAAGAAATGTCCTTATTGCAGGTAACTCTGTTATGTACTGTCCGAAGAAGGACGGCACAGTAATCTCAACAAGAGATACACTCACAGCAGATTGTGTTCTCACTCCTGCTGTTGTAAAAAAGGCTGTTACTTGGCTCAAGAAGAACAAAGCACCGAAGATTAACGGAAGCTATGTATGTCTTATCCATCCCTCGGTCGCTCATGACCTTACAGAGTCTGACGAGTGGAAAGAGTACCACAAGTACAATGACACAGCACCTATCTTCAAGGGCGAGATTGGCGAACTTCACGGTTGCCGTTTCGTTGAATCAACGGAGTGCAAGATTCACGCACACAACAAACTCGGCATCGCTACATATGACACACTTTTCCTCGGTGCAAAGGCTTTCGGCATCATTGAACCCGAAAACGAGTCAATGCATATGATTATTAAGGACAAGTCGGAAATCGGCGGTCCTCTTGAACTTTACAGCACAGTAGGCTACAAATTCAGCCACGGTGCTAAGATTCTTTATGAGGAGAGAATCCTCCGTGTCGAGTCAGGTTCTTCTTACTCATCTGTCGATGAAGAAAATTGATAAGGAGATTATCTTATATGGCTACAAATTCAAATAAGAATGCAGGTCTTACAGGCAAGAAAGTTACTGTTATTCTTCCTCGTGACCCTCAGATTGAGGGTGACGGAGCAGAACAGGAATTCTTCTCGGTCAACGGTCACAATATTTTGGTGCAGACCGATGTACCTGTTGAGGTGGATGAAATCTTTGCTGAGGTTATCAATAACAAAGCAAAGGCTCGCACTCAGGCGAGGGAATTCATTAAGAAAATGGCATTCAAAGACAGCAAGCCGATGGCTTGATTATGAAGATTAAGAGGCGGTTTTTCCGCCTCTTTTTTGTTTTTAAGGAGATGAAAATATGGACTACATTACAATAGCTGATGCAATTGATATGATTGATGCAACAGTACCGAACAACCGCACAGAAGACGAAAAGATTGCTTGGCTTGACTCTCTCGACAGAATGGTTAAGAACGAAGTCTTTGATACGCACGAAGGCTACGAGGATACAGACTTCATCGGATATGACGAGAACACATCACGCAATCAGCCGTTACTGATTCCAAAACCGTATGCAGTAGAAATTTACAAGACATTTCTTGAACTTCAAATACACCTCGTCAACAAGGAATATGACAGATACAACGCATCCTCAGCACAGTACAGCAACCATTATGATTCTTTCGTCAATTGGTGGCATTGCAACCATATGCCGAAAGAGATTGCTCATATAACATTTTAGGCGGTGATATTATGGCTTTTAATTTTCCACAGCTTGATTCATCCTCTGCACAGCGAGAGTATCAAGAGCAGTTTGCAGGATATAACCACAACATCCGCATCGGTGACACGGAGTTTTATGATATGCAGAATATGACAGGCAATTACTATCCTGTGTTGTCACCGAGAGATAAAAGAGGTATTGTTCAACAGTTTACCAAACCAAAATGTATGGCAAGCCGTGATAACCTCTGCTACATTGACGGTATGTATTTATACATTGACGGTGAAAAGGTTGACCATATTATTTTGACGGACACAGATAAAACAATGGTATCAATGGGTGCATACCTTGTTATTTTTCCTGACAAGGTCTTCATTAATACGGAAGATACATCCGACTGGGGATATCTTGATAACACTATTGAAATAGCAACAGAGGTCAACAATGTTGTGTTTACAATGTGTACGCAAGATGGCACTAAGTATCAGTACCAAAATCCCAAAGACGAAAACTATGTCTATGTAGGTAATGAGTCACCTAATGTCGGTGAGAAGGAAACAGTCGCAAACGGTTACAAATGGCTTGATACAAGCGGTGACACGCACTACTTGAAGGTATGGAACTCAAACACACGGATGTGGTCATCTCTATCAACAACCTATGTGCGTATTGAGTCAACAGGCATTGGTAAAGGTTTCAAGGAAGGTGATGCCGTAACAATCAGCGGTTGTGACTCCTCTTCCTCTTCGGGTAGCGATAAAATCAAAGAACAGATTGATGCTCTTAACACTTCAATGCTCATCAAGTCTATTGATGAAAAGGAAAACTGGATTGTAGTTACTGCAATACTTGATAATGTTGTCACTCAGTCTACAGGTACAGTCAAGCTTGAGCGTGTTGCCCCGATTATGGATTTCGTTATCGAATCAAACAACCGTCTGTGGGGATGCCGTTACGGTCTTAACAACAAGGGCAAAATTGTCAATGAAATCTATGCTTGCAAGCAGGGCGATTTCAAGAACTGGTTCGTATATGCAGGTATATCAACAGACTCATATGCCGTTTCTGTTGGCTCTGACGGTGTGTGGACAGGTGCAATTGCTTACGGTAATTATTTACTATTCTTCAAAGAAAATTGCATACACAAGGTTTACGGCTCAATGCCGAGCAATTATCAGGTAATTGAGCAAAAAGTAAGAGGTGTTCAGAAAGGTTCCTCGAAGAGCCTTTGCATACTTAACGAAACTCTGTTCTATAAATCCGCAACAGATGTCTGTTACTATGACGGTTCATTACCGACAAGCATATCAAATCCTCTCGGTGCGGTTAGCTATAGCAACGCTGTCAGCGGTAGTATTGGAAATAGATATTATATCTGTATGCAGGACACAAGCGGTGTATGGACTCTCTTCGTTTATGATATCACTACTGGAATGTGGCACAAGGAAGATAACATTCACATCAAAGAATTCTGCAAGGTTAAAACAGACCTTTACTTCATCGATGCCGACAGTTATCAGCTTATGACCACAACAGGCAGAGGCACGGCAGAAGATGACTTTGAATGGTATGCAGAAACAGGCTCTATAGGCTATTCTTACTCAGATAACAAGTATGTAGGCAGAATGTTACTCAGAGTACAAAAAACGATTACAAGCCAAATTAGAGTGCGTATTCGCTACGATGACTCAGAACATTGGGAAACAGTTTCATCGATTGGCGGTCACGGCACGAAATCGTATAGCATACCTGTCCTACCTCGCAGATGTGACCACTTTGCAATTCGTATTGAAGGCAAAGGTACTTGCAAAATTTATTCGATTTCAAAGGTATTGGAGATTGGAAGTGATGTATAGTGAATTTTATTGATTTGCCAAATATTGGCAACGGTACAGCCGAGGAACAGCTTGCACAAATACGCAGTTACATATACCGTAACAATGAACAGTTAAACGCAACGCTTGCCAACCTCTCAGTAGATAAGATGTGGGAGCAGACAGCATCGGCTCTGTCTGCATCCAATGGCGATGTTATTGAAGTTAACAAAGACCTTATGAGCCGTTATGCTACCATCCGTGACCTTGTAATTAAGACAGCAGATGTAGTGATACAGTCAGACGAAAAATTCACTTCGCAGATGAACGGTAATTATGTTGCAATCTCTGACTTCGGCAAATATCTTCGTGACACAACGCTCGACATTTCAGGCAGTAGTGTAGGAATTGAATATTTATACAATTATGCATCACAGCTCGAAACAGACCTTGATAATTACAAAGTCAATCAGACCTCTTATATCAAGCAAGGCTTGCTTGATGAAAGCGGAGCAAGTCCGATATACGGTGTTGAAGTCGGTTTGCTCTCGGATTCTTTCAAGTACAACGGCAAGGTTATCGATACACGGTCGAATCTCAAAACAAGAATTACACCAACTGAGATGTCTTGGTGGGCAGAAAACAAAAAACTTTTTTATCTTGATAAAGACTCAGTATATTTCCCTTATGCAAAAATAACTGGCGGTAGTATCAATATCGGTAACGGTACATTTACTGTTGACAGTTTCGGAAATGTCAACGCAACATCAGGTACAATTGGTGGATTGGATATTACTGCTCTTACAGATATGGCTATGGGCATTGATATCCGACCTAATGCTACACTTGTCCGAAAGACAGCTACAGAAGGATACAGCGTACCGAATATTTCTGTAACGCTATCGTCAAGGAATGTTGAAGTGGCATCAACAAAATGGTATATCTCGTCAGACGGTGAAGTGTGGACACAATACACTCAAACTGCAATGAAAACAAATATGATAATCTCTTCTGCAACAGCTTTCAAGAATTCATCTGTTCTGTATGTTAAAGCCGAATCAAAAGACTCAGCGGATAAAACATACATAGCTGTTTGTTCAATCGGGTGTGTATCGGATGGAGAGGACGGTACTTCTGTTAAAATTCTCGGCACAGCATATAAAAAGAATGAAGATTATCAAATTGGCATTCCTTATGACTTGTATTTTGACTCTGATTGTACAAGTATCATTAACAACAGTACAACAACGCTTAACAACGGTGATTCATACATTGTCAAAGGCTATTTGTTTGTGTGGAACAATAAAAAAGGTGCTTTTGTTTGCACAGGTGAAATCAAAGGTAAAGACGGTAAAGATGGCACAGATGCACAGGCTTATGAAATCTATACTGATGTATCATCGGTCAATAAGAACATTCTCGGTACATCTTGCACACCGTCAACAATAAACATTGAGTTTCGTCAAAACTCAGGCGGTAATACACAGCTTGTAACTGCAAGTGAGATAAGAGTATGGAGAATGAACGGCAACAAATCTGTATTTTACAAGTCACAGAAAAATACAAATAATTTCATTCTTTCGCTGTCGGGAGAATTCAACGCATATATAGCAACTTGCACGGCTATCAAAATTGAAGTCGGTTACAATAACAAAGTCTACACAAAGACAATTCCGTTGATTGTATCGGCAGAAGAAATCAAAGCTTGGGCAAAAGTAGAAAACGGTCAGACGGTTATTGACGGTGCGAAAATCTACACAGGCTCTATCACAGCTGAGAAGATAGATATAGCATACCGCAACACACTCGCAACAGGTGAACAGCTTACAACGGCAATCTCCAATGTTAATGACTCGATTTCAGCTTGGGCAAGTAAAATTGACTCCAATACAACGGATATTGCAAACTTAACGGTTAAATCAAACGAAATCTCATCAACTGTTACGCAGAAAACAAGTACAAGCACTATCCAAAGTATTATTCGGCAATCGGCAAATGCGGTTGAATTTGCTTGGAGCGAATCAAAACTTGGCAATGTTATTAAGCTTGAAAACGGTGATATTAACTTTTATTATTTTGGTAAAAAAATGTCGAGTGTTTCAAAATACGGACAGTCTTTTTGGCGAGATAATCTTTCGATTGGTTACATTGGTGCTACTGCATGGAAAACTGCACCATCAATTAAAGGACTTGCGATTAACCTTGATAAAGCTAACGGAAAATTTATTTCTTTCGGTTACGAAAGAGGGGATGCTTATGAAGCACAATTAGCGTTTGCTAAAAACAACGTAATCGGAAACGATAACGAAGGTGTATTTTGCTACGCTGATTTTTTTGGCGGTAACACATTCAACAGCGGTTGGAGTACAATACGCAGATTCTGGCTTAGAGATGTTTCTGTTGAAATGGGATTGCGTACCAAAGACAATCGAAACGGTCAGCTATACAACACGGTTACAGCAGATATACCGTATATCCGAACAATAAAATCAGGGAGTAACGGCTCAATTACTTGGACATATAGCACACTCAAGGTAGTTAATGGGTTGATTACAAGCTATTAAAAAAGGAGAATTTCTATGGACAAAAACATCACAAAAACAGCAGAAGAAATCACAACAAACACACCACCGACAGCACCTGAGTCAGTATTGATTATGGATTTGCGAAACAAATTATATCAGCTTGCTAACTATCCTAATCTTTCACCGACAATTATCGAAATGGCTTTCGGCGAAGTGTACAAGTCTGTGCAGAACAAGGCATTAACAACTGTACAGACAGAGTATGAGAATTACCGCAAGCGAGTCGATGAATTTGAAAAGGAACAGAACCCGAAAGGAGATTAAAGCATATGGCATATGTATATCAGAAATACAATCAGTCGGCAAATGCAACGAATTATCAGAACCGACAGGATGATGCAACAAACCGATATAACGATTTTGCTCAGACAGGCTACACAACAGGGGCAGGTGGTTTCGGTGGTCAGATAAATTCTGCACAGGCTAAACTTAATCAGTTATACGGTAACAACAATCTCTCACAGCAGTTTAAATACGGCAATCAGGGAGCATACAACAAGGCGATGAACGCTGTTGCCAACCGTAAACCCTTTTCCTATGACCTCTCAAATGATACGCTTTTTCAACAGGCAAAAGAGCAGTATCAGAATATGGGCAAGGTCGCAATGGCTGATACAGTAGGTCAGGCATCTGCAATGACAGGCGGTTACGGCAACAGTTACGCAACAACTGCAGGCTCGCAGGCTTATCAAGGCTATCTGCAACAGCTTAACAATGACATCGGTAATTATTACAGTATGGCATTAAGCGGTTTCAATGCCGAAACAGATAGACTTAATAACATTTACAATATGTACGCTCAGGACAGAAGTCAACAACAGAATGAGTGGTCTAACAACTGGAATGTATATAACAGTCTGTACGGCTTGTATCAGAGTGAACTGCAGAACGCACAGAGTAATGACCTCAACGCTTGGGGTCAAAAAGGTACAAACCTTTACAACTCCGCCAATCTTGCGACAAATCAGTACGGTACTGCATCAAGCAATGACATCGACACTTGGAAACAGGGTGAAACATTGCGTGCTGAACAGGCACAACAGGAAGAAACCGAAAGAGCAAACCGTATTGAAGAGGCATACAAGAATGCACAGCTTGCCGAACAAATCAGAGCAAACAAAGCCGAGGAGGCTTACAGACAGTCTGCACTTGCTGAAACAATTCGCAACAACAGGGCTACCGAAAAAATCAATTCATACAAAGCACAAAATTCCTCTTCTTCCAAAAACAAAAACAGCGGTGAAAACTGGTACAATGTCAATGCGAAAGCAACGAGAACAGGCACAACTTCAAACCTTATCAGCGAAATTGACAACAAAGCCAGAAGCTTGCAATACTCCAAATACTCAGGTGACTACACAAAAGCCATTAACGATATTCTTCCAAAATATCTTAATAATGCTTTCGCTAATCATACATTGTCAAGCGGTGAAATCAACTATCTTTCGAGCTACTACGGTGCATCTGACATCGGCAAAGCGTATAAGCGAGCACATAAAACATCAAGCTCAAAAAAATAAGGAGATAAATCTATGAATTACCTTGATTACCTTAAAAAGAAAAAAGATGAAAATGATAATTCCCAGTCGAACACCACGACTGGGAATACCTCTAACTCTAACAATAAAAGCGATAGTTTGCTTGATGCGATTAACGGCAAAAACGGTAACAACGATTATCTTGATTATCTCAACAGTCAGCCTGTACTTGGTCAGGAAGAAGAAGAAACACAGGCATTACACGATATGGGCAATGACGAGGATGTGTTGTCAAGATGGTATGACTCTGCAAGCAATGCAACATCTAAGGCTTATTATGAGAATCAAAACACAACTTTTGATTCTTTAAAAAACAGGGCTGATACAATCTCAAAGTATTATCAAACAGCCGATGCTCTCAAAGGCTCTGCAAAACAGTTTTATGATAAATACGGCTATACTGATGACTCATCAGATATGCAGAGTGCTATCTCTGACCTTAACATTGCAGAAGACAATTTCAAAACTAACGCAAAAGAAATTCAAAATGCAATGTCAGATTTTGACACAGAACAGGAATACAAATCTGCTGTTGCACAGGCAGAAGAAGATGCCAAAACCTCTGATGATTTACAGAATGAATATGACAAGAAGAAAGCCGAGTATGATAGCACTTTGGGCGATTTCAACAAGGAATATGCCGAAATTGGCGGTAGTTATAATAACAATCCCTTCACTACGCAGGGCAAAAACGCAAACAAGAAATTGCAGGAACGCACCAACCAAAGAACCGAACTCGATAACCTACAGAGAAAAATCGACCAAAAAAAGGAACTTGAAAACGAAAAGAAATACTATACTGATTTTCGCAAGCAAAATCCCGAAGTGGCAAAAACTCTTGATGCTTATTATGATATGCAGTCATATGAAGAGAAACACTCCAAAGATGCATTGGATACATATGACAGAGAAGAATTAAAAGAGAAACTCAAAAAAGGTAAACTGCCGACAGATTCCTTATATACCGATGAAGAGAAAAAAGCTATCGAAACTAACTTTAATTCGCTTAAAACTCTCGATGGTTGGAATGTTGACCAAATTTATAAATACTACAAACGGGCAAAAGACAGAGAAAAAGCCGAGAAAGAAAATGAAAATATTAAAGATTTCGCTGATAAGCACCCGATTGCAAGTACGGTTATAAGTACGCTTAATATGATTCCGTCAGCTTTTGAAACCGCACCAAAACAAGTCGCATCAAATATTGATAAATGGACAGGCGGTGACGGATATTATAATCCTGAGGAATCTGCCGTGTACCAAAACAATTTATTGCAACAAGAAGTCGCAAGTAATATAGATAATCCGTTAGGAAGATTGGCTTACCAACAGGGAGTCAGCCTTGTTGATAACGCTATTCGTATGGGTATTGCATATGCAAATCCTGCTGTCGGATTATCTATGATGGGTGTGGAGGTAGCGACACAGGGATTTAATGATACTGTTGAAAATGGTGGCTCAGTAGAGCAGGCTCTTGCCACAGGTCTTGCTTACGCAGGTGTCGAGGTGCTTACCGAAGGTGTATCACTTGGTAAACTAAAAGCTTTTAAAAATGGCGGCGTAAAGGAATTCAAGAGCATTTTAAAGAATGCAGGAAAGCAGATTTTGACCGAGGCATCGGAAGAAGTATCTGCAACGCTCCTTGATAGTGTAGCAGATGAAATCATTAACGGTAGCTTATCTCAGCTCGAGACAGAGTATGACAGATACATTGACAGCGGTATGTCTGAAACTGAGGCAGGACAGGCAGTAATGCTGAATTACGGTGGTCAGATTATACAGGATGCAATTGGCGGTGCATTAATGGGTGGAATTTCGGGTACTGCTGTCAATACATCTCAGTATAGAAGAAATATTGAGGCAGGAAAATCTATATCCTCTCTTGATAACATAGACACAGTTAAGAATCTTGCCAAGCATTATGGTCTTAATGACAGCGTTACCGATTATGAAAGTAATCCGGCTGATGCAAGACTCGGAGCTTTGCAGAGCGAGGCATATGAAAAAGTAACAGAAAGTATGCCATCCGAAAAGGAATTTAAAAGAGTCATTAAAAAAGCAAACCTTGCATCGGATGAAAAGGTTGTTGCAAATAAACTTACAAACGGCGAAAACTTGACAGACGATGACCTCGAAAAAATCAAAAAGTCTGAAAGTTTAAAGTCACTTCTTGCAAACGATGTTGTTAATCAAGCAAAAAGTGCAAGATTTAATCAGCAGACTGCATTACTTTCCGCAGATACAAAGCTATTCACACCGAGCCTCATTGAATTTAATGCTGAGAAAAGTGATGCTGATGCAAATCTTAATAAAGCTGAAACGCTCAACAAGTTTCTTTCGGAAAATGCTAAGAATATGACAATCAACACCGACACGGTCAATAAGATGAAAGATGCTTATAACGGCTTGGAAGATAAAATCGAGCCTGATACTTTCGCTATGGAGTATGCGAGATTTTTCAATCAAGGTGTTCGTGCGGTTGCATTTCAGAGTTTGAATAGCACGGTATCACAGTTACCGTACAATGTACAAGTATCAGCTTACGAAGATGGCTTAAATAAGTACACAACGGCACTCAAAGCAGGCAACGCTCTTTCAAAATTACAGCAGGAATGGAAAGACAAAACAAACGGTTACGCTAAAGGTACGGTTGATAACTCTGCTCTTGAAGGTATCGAACTTAACGATGAGCAGAAAGCAACAGCTAACTACATTTCAAAGTTTGCCGATTTTGGCTTAAATGTCAAGTTATATGCCTCACAAGCTGACGAAAACGGTAATTTCTCACTTGAAAACGGTGCGTATAATTCAGCTACTAACACCGTATCAATTGACCTCAATGCTAAAAGAAAAACTGTTGACCAAGCATTAAAGCAGGGTGCGATTATAGCAACATTCGGTCACGAGTTGACTCACATTGCAGAACACGCACCAACAGAATATGCTGAACTTACAAAAGCAATTCGTGATACAGTCGGTACAGATATTTTTAATGCAACTGTTGATAAACACCGTTCAATTCTTGAAGATTACAACAGCAAAAGTTGGCAGAAAATGTCCGAGAGTGAAAAAGAAATTTCAGCAACAAAAGAAGCCATTGCTGAGTTTTCGTCTGACCTCGTTAATCAAAGCAAAATTCTCGAAAAAATGTCGAAAGAAAATCCATCGGCAGGTAAAAAATTTATCAATGCCATTAAGAATGTAATTGCTAAAATCAAAAAATTTATCACAGGTGACCGAGGAAAAACAGAGGAAGCAAGATTACTTGAATCAACCGCAAAAGATTTACAAGGCATTGTTGATAAATACGAAAAAGCTGTTATCGAAGGACTTAAGAATCAGAACGCTAAAATCTACGCAAAAAAATCCTCAACAGAAAGCAATAATTCTATTGAAGAAAATAATACTGAAATTCAGAACAACACAAGAAGCGGTAGCTTTCTTTCTGACAGCGAGGTTGATGACAAATACTCTCAGGCTGTCAAAAATAATGACATTGAAACAGCACAGAAACTTGTCGATGAAAAAGCTATGTCTTGGGGAGCATACTCAGAGGATGGAAAAACTCCAACCAAACTATATCACGGCACAGAAAGTTTTGGCTTTACTGTTTTTGACCTTTCTAAGATGGATGACGGAGCAAGTATATTCTTGACGAATAAACCCGAAATTTCCTCTACATATTCAGGTGTTGAAACTGAAAACAATATACAACACACAATAAACTCCATTAAAGCGATAAGCTCTAAAGTTAAATCAATGTCTATTTATGAAATTGAAAAGAGTTTAAACTCGCTCACGCACGATAACACTAATCCCGAATTAAGAGCAGATAATGATGATTTGCATTACTCAATTGTAGATGAAAACGCTGTTAATAAGTTTACGGCTAAAGTTAATTCTGAAATTGATTATCTCATAGATTACTTGAAAGGCAGAGAAGGATATTTTACAAAATTCCCGAAAATTGATTACGATACTAAGTATTCTGATTTTGTAGAAATGCTTAAAAATCGTCAATATAATAAGATTTCAAATCCTTTATTCAATTTAATTGAAAGCACAAAGTTTGACTCTACGGAAGAAGAACAGAAATTTCGGAAAATTGAAAAAGACAGTTATGAATTAGTTAGAATTTTGGAAGTTTATAATAATTCCCCAATAATCATAAGTAAGGATTCCCAAGGTACAATTTTTGGCGTTTTTAACGAAAATAAAGCTAAAGATTATCTAAAAGGTAAATTAACGGAACAGGTACAAAAAGGTAACTATTCGTTGTTTGCTAAGATAGAAAATCCACTTATTATTGATGCCAGCAAAAGTAATTGGAATGAAATTGATGTGAAATCAGTTATAAATACTCCTTTTGGTGATGCAATTAAGGCGGATTATGGTGAGGATTATTTCGATTACGGAACACAACACCTTTCAACAAGAGAAGTTTCTAACTATGCCAAACAGGCAGGCTATGACGGTGTCATTTTCAAAAATCTTAAAGATAACGGTGGTCGCAACAGTAATGTTTCACTTGATACTGCTTCTGATGTTTACATTGTTTTCAATCCGAACAATGTAAAATCAGCCGATGCAATAACCTACGATAATAACGGTAAAGTAATTCCGCTCTCAGAAAGATTTAATAGTAATCAAGAGGATATTCGCTACAATATTAGTGATGATGATTTTTTATCAGATGATGAATATAATGATTTGTTTGATTTTGATTACAATGAAGAAGAGGAAGATATAGACTTTAAAAAAGCAGTTGATGAAAACCATCCTGAATTGACAATCGAGCAAATATATCGTCATTCTGCAAACAATGTTAAAGAGGGTTTACTTGCAAGTAAAGGTATCAAGCCTGATGCTAAAAAAATTAACAATATGGTTAAATCTGTAATGAGAAGCTACTACATCAATCCTAATGCCGAAATAGACTCTCTTGTTACTGAGTATGTAGACTCTTTAAACGCAGTTATTGACTCCGTACAAAACGATAATTTGGAATTTAATGAGGCTTTTAAAAAATTTGTTATGAAGTGCCGTGAAGCATTGCAATACTCGACACAGCTTGACGAACAACACGAAGCGTGGGCAAAAGAAATTCGTGATGAATTAAAAGGCACAACCTTGCTTATCCCCGACAATGCAATCGACACAATCAAGGAAAACTATGGTAGTGTCGGAAAATACCGTAAAGTCTTGTTTGGCAAGATTAATGTCAAATTAGAGCGTAACGCAAAAGGCATTAACGGTAAGGCAGTTGGTTCGTACATTGAAGATATCGGCTCACACCTTGAAGAGTTAGGCGGAAGGTCACTTATGATAGAGGACGGCTTTGACTGGGACAGCGACAGCGGTTATCAAATGCTTGACCGTATAATGAACTATGAACTTGCACCACATTATGTATCAACATATGGCGGTAATATACAGAGTGAAAGTACAATTGATGCGTCGGCGATACAAATGGCTTTTGATACTACGGCAGAATATTTTAAACTACAAAGCAAACAAGCCGTAACACAAAAAAATGTTGATAAACGAAAACTCAGTGAAGTGACAAAAGCTCTCAAACAAGCACAGGAAAATCAAGAAATTTTGCGTAAAAAAATTATCGAAGAATATGAAGCAAAACTTGCAGAAAAAAATAATATCTCTATACAAATCACTGCAGGTGATTTTCTTTCAACAAGAGAGGCACTCGCACAGGCTCTTGAAACAACAACAATTAACGCATCAGAGCGAAATACCGTCCAGACCTATCAGCAGGGACTTGAGCAGATGAACAAACTCAACGATAAGCTTAATGAGATTGACAGCAAAATCAAGGCTATCAATACTAAAGATAACATCTCTAAGAGCGATAAAGCAGAGATTGCATCACTCAAGAAAGTTAAAGCGGAAACCGAAGAAAAAATCGTAAACAAAGACAAAAGTCTTTTAAAGCTTGAGTCAACTGAGGCAATGCGCAACATCTTGAAATACGAAACTTCTAAGAAAATTGCAAGGGTGCGTGAGCAGAAGAATGAGCGTATCACTGAAATCAGAAAGCAGGAAACGCAGAAACGCAAGGATGCCGTTGCTAAACTCCGTAAACAGAAGAATGATAAGATTGATGATATCATTTTAAAGAACCGTGAAAAACGCAAGGCAGATATTGAAAAACGCAAGGATAATCAGGACTGGTCGCATTCAATCAGCGAAATCAAGAAATACTCGAAAAAACTGTTAGATGCTGTCTTGCATCCGACAGAAAAGATGTATATTCCATACGGCTTGAATGAGCCTATCAAGAGCATTACATCAACTCTTCTTGATTCAATCAATCTCGATAACGATACTAAGATGTCAGACAATCTGAGAAAACTCTCTCAACAGCTTGAACAAGTCAATCAAAGCGATGAGCATTACGGTGATTTTTACAATGCTTACAATGAGGAAATTATCGAGGAAATAAAAGGCTTTGCCGATTACCTTGATGATAGACTTGAAGGTGTCAAAATCAAGAAGCAGACACAGGGAGAAAGCCTTATCGAAGGACTCACACACGAAGAGGCTAAGGAAATTGAACAGATTGTCAAAGATGTGTATAACGCAACAAGGGATGCTGTTAAGCAGATTGGCAGACAGGATGCTATTACTAACTATGAGTCAGGTTTAAGGATTATTAATCAGACAAGAGAACTCGGTGATGTTAAGCTTAATGTAATGGACTCATTACTTGACCAAGTATTATCACCGATGCGACTTATGGCGAAGTACACAGGTTACAATGCGGATGCCGAGCTTATGTATCATACCAATGCTCTTAACGAAGGTACGGAAAAGTACAATATGTTTAAGATGCTCGCTGAAAAGCCTCTCAATGATTTCATCAAAGAAAATCCGAAGGACTATGAAAGTTTTAAAAATGATGTTGTTGAAATCAAATACCGTGACAATAAGAATGTTGCACAGACTGCCAAAATGACAAAGTCACAGGGATTGCAGATACTGATGTCTTGGACAAGAGAACATACAGAAGACTCTCACCTTGACCATATGGAGCGAGGCGGTGTTACTCTACTTGATGCCGAACAGATAAGCAAGGGTAACTATGAAAAGGCATTTGCTCAGCGAAAGACCGTTAGAGGCATTAATTTAAGTTTCATCTCGGCTGTGCAGAGTCAAATGGGAAATTTTGAAAATCATTATCGTGAACTTGCTGAAACTCTCTTCAATGAGGTTTCTAACGCTTACATCAATGACACCTCTGCGATTCTTCTTCATCGTGACATTGCAACCGAAAAATACTATATACCTTTTGCCGTCAATAAAGATTTCCTTTCAACGGAAATTGACGGTCTGAAATACGATGCAACCATCGCCAACAAAGGTATTTTTAAAGCTACCAAGAGAAACGCTCCACAGGCTCTTAACATTGCAGGACTCGACAGCGTTATATCTAAGCATATAAGAGATGTCGGACAGTATTACGGTTACGCTGTGCCTATTCGCAATCTTAACAAGGCACTCAATGTTAAGATGTTTGAGACAAACGAAAACGGCAACAAGATTGCAATAGACTCCGTCAGAAATGCCCTCAGAGAAACCTTTAATTCTGACAAACCTATTCAGTTTATCGAACAGGTAATGACCGACTTGCAGACATCAAGAAAATCAAACTCTCAGACCGAAAAAGCAATCAATAAGATTGTTAGGGCAGTCAGAGATAATATGATTACATCGGCACTCAAAGGCTCTGTATCGGTAGTTATTAAGCAGGGTGCATCATTGTACACAGCATCAAGCATTCTCTCAATGCGTTCCGTATCTGTCGGTGCAGTCAAAGGCATTCAGCAGATTGCTCGCAAGGGTGGTTGGAAACAGCTTACAGATGAGATTGATGCACACACGGCAGGTCATTATATGCGTAGAATCGGCTTGTCGTCTATGGAAATTGAGGCAATGAAAGACTCTTGGCTCGGTAAGAAACTGCCCACAGCACTCAACCCTGCAAAATGGATACAGGGTACAGACTGTATTACAACAGCGTTGCATTGGGTGGCTACTAAAGAAGAAGTAAGCCGACTTTATAAGGAACAGGGAAAAGCTGACCAAATAGGCTCTGATGAATATTTCGATGAGGTCACAAAGTTATATGACCAAATCCTTGAAGAAACACAGCCTATGTATGATAGCCTCCATAGAGGCGAGATACAGAAAAATTCAAACGAGTTGTTAAAATCTGTATTTATGTTTAAGACTCAGCCATTGCAGAACACAGGTATCTTGTATGATGCAATTATGGATTATCAGGCGAACAAGGACAACGCAGAACTTCGAGATGCCAAAAAACAAAAGCTTGCAAAAGCAGTTTCCTCACAGATTGTGTCAGCACTTACTTTCGTTGCAATGACCTTTATTGCATCCCTTGCTCTTCATAAACCTGAACGCTACAAGGATGAAAATGATGAAGTTACTCTTTCCTCTGTTCTCGAGAGGCTCGGCATTGACTGGGCGGAAACAGGATTTAGTGTTCTTGTTCCGATTGGCGGTGCTGAACTTGCATCATTCATTGAAAATCAGATTAACGGTAAAGATTATGATTTCGCATCCGACAATGTTGTATCAATGCTCAATGACTTTACTTCATCAATTGGTGACTTTAATCAAAATGTTATTGTTGCTCTTGCACAAGGTAATTTTGACCTTGACAAAGCAAAAGATGCCCTATGGGGATTATCTGTCGATGGTCTTGCATTTTTCAAAGGATTCCCATTGAAGAATTACAGCAATATCATTAACGGTATCTTCTCTAATTTGTCGGATGCAATCAGCGGTCACAGCACTTACTTTGGTTCATCGGGTGGTCGAAAAGGTAGTGAATATGCAAACTCATATGATGTTCTTATTGACAATAACCCCGAAAAGGCAAAGCAACAGCTTGAAACATTCTATAACGAGAAGTACGAAGAGCAGATTGCAAAAGGCGAAACCACAACCGAGGCAAAGAAAAAAGCACAGACCTCTGTCCGTACTGCACTAACTACGCAGTACAAAAAAGAATATCAGAAAGCATTTCTCAACAATGACCGTGACACAATGCAGAAAATCAGCAAGAAATTGCAGAAGTCAGGCTACATGAAGTGGAATGGCAAATCATTGTCAACCGTGTTAGGCGAATGGACTAAGTCGGCTCAAGAAGATTCAAACAAATAAAAACGAATCCTGTGTGGTTAGTGTACCGCACAGGATTGCCCTATAATTATTTAAAGAGGTGATTTAAATTGAAATCGAGAACAATGAAGTTTACGCTTGACTGCTCCAAAGTGGGTAATCAGTTATGCATAGATGGCATCAGGCAGGGCGATGCCAACTCTATTGTGTTCATCATTTCACTTGCAAACGGCATCAATTTACTTGATGTTGTTGCAGGAAAAGAGGAATCCGTTGTTGTGACAATGTACGGCAAAAAAACCGATGGCACAACAATTGTCCGTGATTGCGGAATTAACGAGGACGGTAACATCACATACACTATCCACACTCAGGATACAACTTGTGTCGGCATCGTCAGTTATCAGCTTGTTGTTACATCTACAAGGGAGAAAATACTTGCATCCCCTGCTTTCAGTACAATGGTCGAGGAGCGAAATCTCTTCAAGACTTATACAGTATTGACAACACAGCCTGATGACTGGACAGATGGCTACGATAAGTATTATTACTATGAGAATGGCAGATTTTATAAGCTGAACCGTTTTGAAAGAGAATCTGCACCCGAATGGATAATCAATAAGTATTACTCAGTCAATAATAATGAAGTCGAAAGCACATCAGACTTCGATGCCCTTGCATATGCTTTACTCAGAGCAAAGCAGTATTCTGACAAAAGCGAGGAATACCTTGCAGAAGTTAAGAAAAAAGCTGATAAAGCAACAACGCTTGCAGGATACGGTATCACAGATGCCCTACGAAACGCAAAAGGCACAGTAAGCACAAATAACCTTGCCGACAATTGCGTGTCCTCTAACAAGCTGTCAGCGGATGTTAGAGCAAACCTTAACAGTAAAGCTGAATCAGCGAAAGTCAGTCAGCAGTTATTGCTCAAGGCAGATGTATCATCCGTATACACTAAGTCTGAATCTGATGCACTTCTTGCAGTCAAAGCAAACTCGGCAGATGTTGATGCATCCGTCAAAACAATCAACACAACAATTGCAAACAATCAGACAAGTGTAAATGCAAGCCTTGAAAGCCTCAACACAGCATTAACCAATAAAGCCGATACAGATGTTGTCAATGAGGTAAAACAGCGTGCAGAGGCAAATACAACGGCAATAGAACTTAAAGTGAACCGTACCGACTTTAACAACACCGTGACCAACCTCACGAATAGCATTAATGAAAAGGCTGATAGCACAGATGTCAACGCATCCATCGCATCATTAACAAGTGTAGTATCAACAAAGTACGATTCGTCAAATATCGAACTTGGTACATCAACGCTTACACCGTACTCAACTTTGATTGATAAAATAAAATCTGCAACTTGCCTTTATGAAAAAATTGGCGATATCGTTATTGTAAATGTCACCGTCATTATGAACGCAACAACTTTAGGCGGAACATCTGCAATATCTTTG